ACCATTTGATGACGACTTCGCATATGACCCATCTGAAATTGCAAAGGGTATTGCGCTTGCAAATGAAAAGTTCAAAGAAAGACAGTCTAATAAAGGTGGTACTCATATGACTGCCCCTAGCAAAGAAGAAAAACAGGACTTAGGATTTTAGTATAGGGGAGGGGAAGTAAAATATGATTAACTTATTAAGCTTAGAACCAACTAAGATTTGTACAGACATTAAAGGAAAAACTTTCCTATTCTATGGAGCGCCAAAAATTGGGAAAACATCCCTGAGCGCTCAGTTCCCCTCACCTCTTTTACTGGCTTTTGAAAAAGGGTATGAAGCTTTAGATAATGTTTATGCTCAGCCAATTAAGTCTTGGAGTGAGTTTAGAACTGTATGTTCTCAGCTAAAGAAAAAAGAAGTCAAAGAAAAGTTTTCTACTATCATTGTAGATACTGCGCAGATTGCATATAGTCTTGCAACTGAATATGTCGCATCATGTAATGGTGTTACTGACATTGGTGACATTGGCTTTGGTAAAGGATATAATGCAGTTGAAAAAGAATTTGAGAAAAAATTCCATGACATTGTTAACTTAGGTTATGGTGTGGTTTTTATCGCTCACGAAAGCCTAGATAAAGAAGAAAAAGGTTCAGGCAAAGAGAAAGTTACAAAGATTTTCATTAGACCTGACCTAGAAAAACGTTGCTTTAAAGTAATCAATAAAATGGTGGGGTTAGTTGGTTACTTGCGACAGGATGAAGATTCCTCTAAGCGTTGGATTTACACAAGAGGTACTTCTCTCTATGTTGCAGGAAGTCGTTTCCCTTATCTAGCTGAAAAGATTGACTTAAGCTACTCCGCGCTAAGTGATGCGATTAGAGAAGCAATCGAAAAGCAGAAAGAGTTAGACGGAGCGACATTAACTGAAGAAAAAGAGGTTACAACTGAGGAACCTAAATTATCTTTTGAAGAAGTCTCTGACAAGGCTCGAAAGTTATGGGTTACACTCATTACTAAGAATGCCGACAACCAGAAAGTCTTACATGAAAAGATTGTAGAAGTCTTTGGAAGACCATTGAAATTATCGGAATTAGTTCCTACACAGTTAGAACCATACACACTTATGTTAGAAGAAATGGAAGAAATCGCAAAAGACCAAGGCATTACTGTTGAATAATATATTGAGCCGAAAGGGGTGTTTACTACACCTCTTTTTGCTATAAATTTGACTTTTCCTGAAAATTATGGTATAATAATTATATAAGATAATAAAAAGGAGATTTACACATGAAACAAAAGAAACATATAGTAATGTGTCGGGTTTGTAGAGAAAAGTTTGATACGGTAGGTAAGGAACTAGGCGTTGATTATGTCATGCCGTCTCGCAACTATTTCTACCATAAGGAATGCTACGACTCTTGGAAGAAGAAAAGTGATGGAAAATCCAACAACTCCGACAAGCAGTGGGAAGAGTACATTTACGACTATCTTAAAAGAGACTTAAAAATGGAATATGAATATTTCAAAGTTAAAAAGCAGTTGGAGAAATTTAGAAAAAAGGGAATGACTTACAAAGGCATCTTTCTTACTTTAAAATTCTTCTATGATGTAGAGAAAGGAGATATGAGCAAGGCGCATGGTGGCATTGGTATTGTCGAATACGTCTACGAAAGAGCGTGCGCTTATTGGGTTCAAAAAGAAAGAGAAACAAAAGGTGTGTGCGAAAGCATCCGCGCGCAAATGCAAGAGGCAAAAGAGTCTCAAGAAAAGAGAATTTCTTATAGAGCGAAAACTAAAAAGAAGAAAAAGAAAAATCTTCTTGATGAAATAGAAATGGAGGAAGATTAATATGTTAGAAGACAAGAATAGTGTTCACCAGGTTTTAGGTGGGTTAATGCAAGAACCAAGCCTTCTAAGTCGTGTGGATGAATATAGCCTTACGATTGCGGACTTCCATTCAAGATTTGAGAAGTACGTTTTCGCGGCGATTTGTGGGTTATACGAAGATGGCGCTAAGAATATTCAGCCTATTGATGTAGAAAATTATTTGTCTACTAACGATACGGCTAAAGTTAATTTTAAAAATAATAATGGGGTTGAATATCTACAGGACGTATTAGAATTAACTGATGTTCAAAACTTCCCTTATTATTATAAGAGATTAAAGAAAATTAATTTATTGAGAGACTTAAAGAAGAGTGGCTTTGATACATCCGCATTCTATTGTGAGGATTTAGCGCTCCCTCAAGCTGAACAAATTAATAGTAAGTTTGAGGCTCTATCAATTCAAGAAATTACTGAGGCTATTAAGAAAAAGGTTTTAAAGTTAGAATCTGAATACTCGGTTACAGGAGATGTTGAATCTCTTGCCATGTCAGATGACATTGACGATTTCTTAGAAGATTTAGTAGAAGAAGTGGACATTGGACTCCCTGTACAGGGTGAAATCTACAATAAGATAATCAGTGGCGCAGTACCTAAAACATTAACCATCCGAAGTGGTTCATCAGGGTTAGGAAAAGCATTGCCAAACCATGTTTTCTTGCGCACGACAAAAGGGAAGAAAAGAGTTGGAGAGGTAAAAGTTGGAGACTATCTTTATGACGCTCACGGGAAACCAACAAAAGTTCTTGGGGTTTATCCGCAAGGACAAAAAGAAATGTTCCAAATTCTATTTGAAAGTGGAAGAACGGCTAAATGCTCTATTGACCACTTGTGGGGTGTTGTATCTAATAGACAACCACTTACGGATTTAAAGGCTCGCAAATTTCAGACAAGAACCTTAAAAGAAATTATTCATGATATGAAACAAAAGGGAGAAATCTTCTATGTTCCTAGAAACGAACCAATCGAGGGAACAAGGCTTATAGAGGAAGGAGAAGACGTTGAATGGGTTATGAAGTGGGCGCGCTCATTTAAAGATTCAATTCATCCTATTCCTTTCAATGATGATATTCTAAACTTGCGTCCGCGCGCTCGATTCAGACTTCTATTAGAGGCTTTGAGAATTGTTGGAGCGAAAAGGAAAAAAGGTAAAATTGTTTTCCATTTCAAAGGTTATTCAGCCGGTTTCGGATTAAAGGAAATTTGTTTCAGTTTAGGATTGAGCGCCCACTGGGAACCAAACCCTTTCACAAATGACAATGTTTTCACAATCTCAGGACTTAGCGCGCTTATCGGCAATCATAAGAATGCTACCGTAGAAGAGCTAGTTGGTTATGACAAAATTAAAACCATTGTTTCTCTAGGTGTTGTAGAGGAAATGACTTGTTTCTATGTAGATAATGATGAACACCTCTTCTTAACTGAGGACTACGTTGTAACTCACAATACACGTCAGGCAGTAGGTGACGCTTGTTATCTTGCTTATCCTATTCGTTACGATACTTATAAGGAGAAATGGGTGCAAGATGGAAGTAACGAAAAGACTTTGTTTATCATGACCGAACAGAGTACAAAAGAAGTTAGAAGAATGGTTATGGCTTATCTAACAGGAATAAATGAAAGGAAGTTCCGTTATAATAACTTCACAAAAGAAGAAAGACAAAGAATTGAGATTGCGAAAAAGATAATAAAGAAATATGACAATCTCTTTTTAGTGAAATGTCCTAGCCCAACAATCGAGTTGGTAAAGACTCTTGTGAGAGAAAATGTTATTACACACGACATTAAGTACGTTTTCTATGATTACATTTTCATCAGTCCCTCATTGTTAGGCGAGTTCAAAGGCTTCGCGCTGAGAAACGATGAGATTCTATCCATGTTCGCCGCGGCACTTAAGGATTTAGCCAATGAGCTTGATGTAGCGTGTTTCACGAGTACACAGGTTAATGCGAAAGCAGATGATAATACGCAAATTAGAGGTGAGGGTACTTTAGCCGGCGGTCGTGCGACAATCAATAAAGCTGACAACGGTTGTATTTGCGCGCGCCCGACAAAGGCAGAGTTAGATGTGTTAGCTGATGTAACTTCGACTTACGGTGTTCCTAATATGGTGACAGACATTTTCAAGGTTCGTAATGGAGAATGGACACAGGTTCGTATTTGGAGCATTTTAGATTTAAGTATTATGAGGAAGAAAGACTTGTTCATTACGGACGAACGATTAAATCCTATTGAGGGATTCTATGAAACACCTAACTATAAGATTACAAACTTTGAAGATAAGGAAGAAAGTGAACTAGAGAAAGCGGTGAATGAGTTTAATGAATTATAGAGATATTGTCGATAATCTTGAAACTGAAAAGATAAAAAAACTTTTATATTCATTAGGTGTAACGGATGTTATAGAAAAAGAAGATTGCTTGATAACTAATACCATTTGTCATAATGAAGACCATGAGCATGCGTCAAAGAAGTTGTATTGGTATAAGAACTCTAAGCTCTTTTGTTGCTACACAGAATGTGGCGTCATGACCGTGTTCCAATTTTTGGAGCACTATTATGAGGCTCATGGTATCGACTATGATTGGTATTCTGACATTTATTTAGTAGCAAAAAGATGTTCAAAAGAAACTGTGTCTTTCGGACAAAGAGAAAGAGAAAAGCGCCTAGACGTTAAGAAGTATCGAGCGAATAAAGGAATAGCGCTAGAAACCTATTCCTCTAGTATATTAAATATGTTTGAAAATAAGAAACCGATAGAGTGGCTAGAAGAGGGTATTACCCCCTCAACAATGGACAAATACGGCATTAAATTTTGGGGAGTTGAGAATAAAATCATCATTCCCCATGTTGACGTATCAGGAGCGCTCGTTGGTATTCGTGCCCGCGCGCTCAATCAAGAGGATGTTGAATTGGTTGGAAAGTACATGCCTGTTAAAATAGAGGGCAAGTTTTACAGCCACCCTTTATCTCTAAACCTTTATGGACTTTATCAAAACAAAGAGAACATAAAGAAAAAGGGAATTTGTTATCTTTTTGAAAGTGAAAAATCGGTGTTGAAGTTAGAAAATGAAAAAGAAAATTGCGCCCTTGCGGTTTGTGGTAGCAATTTAAATAAATATCAAATCTTTCTCCTTTTAAAAACGTGTCAACCAAAGGAAATTGTGGTTTGCTTTGATAATGAAGAGAAAAAAGGGAGTCAAAAGTATTTTGATAAACTATATAAAACGTGTAAAAAATACACGCAGTATTGCACTATGTCCTTTGTTTATGATTGGAACGGACTTACAAAACAAAAAGACGCTCCGATAGACGAGGGAATAGAAATTTTTGAAAAATTATTAAAGGAGAGGATTATAGTAAGATGAATGTTTCACTGACAAATAAGTTTAATGATAATGAGGAAAATTATTCGTTAAACCTATTATTAAATAGAGGTGTATCACCAAC